ATTTAATTGGACTAGCCGTTGACAACGCCATAAGTGGTGCCGCTGAATGGTTCGCCGCCTAAGATTTTACCGCCAACAAGTAAGTTCTTGTTAAGTAAGGCTTTTGCATACCACGTAGAAAATCCCTGGGCAAGTCCTCCATCAGGTGTGCCAAGTAACTGAGTTGGGACGATAGCCATGTAAGGTGCATATACACCAGCAGAGCTCATCATATCAGAACCGTTTAAACCAAGGAAGAATTCGCCAGATTTGAGAGCTGGGGAAACATAAACGTTAAGACCGTCTAATTCACCAACTTTGTAAGGACCATTCATCTTAGCGTTCTTGACAGCGGAGAAACCGTTGACGAAGCGTAAGACTGGGAGGACATCAGCAGCGATGACCATGTAGTTAGGATGGAATTTCTTTGTTCTGTTGTAGATGATAGCTTTTGCTTGTTCAATGACTTCTAAGAAGCCATTGTAGTGTTCAAATTTGCTAACGCCAACAGGAAGAACTTTAGACCATTCTAAGACTTCTTCTGGTTTGCAATCGAATGCTGCTTTGTAAAGCATTTCGACGATTTCAGTGTCGATTTCGTAAGCTAATTCACCGCAAGCTTGTTCAGCGATTTGTTTATCGAGTGAGAAGCCATAGTCAGTTTTAGCTTGGAAAGCAGTGATTTGGTCGTAACGGACAGCGATTCTTCTTGGTTCAGCGACTAAAGCGATTCTCTTCATGACTGGACCAATTGTTGGGATGTCTTGAGCTGGGACGTGTTCCATTTGGAATTCTTCAGAGAAGTAAGCAACTTTATCACCAGCTTTGACGCCTTCGATAGCACCATCAACGACGTTCTTATAAAGAACTTCTTCGCCACGGATAACTTTAGCGTCGTATTTCTTACCATCTTCACCTTCAAATCTGCCTTCTTCAAAGTGCATTGGGTGAAGAGCTGGTTTACCATCAGAACCTAATGTTTCGATAATAACTTGTGAAGTGAAGGCAGTTCTAGCTTCGCTAGATTCACCTAAACCAAAGACGCCATTGAAGAGGTCACCTTTTTTAACTCCACCTTTATCAGTTTTAGAAACGTATTCAAGGTAAGCGACAGAGCCGCTGTAAGAAGTCATTGGGTGAACGATAACGAGGTCGTTAGCGATTAATGATGGAACAGCGATGTTTGTGAGGTTTAAGCAGAATTTTTTCCAATCGCCTAAGTCAGCTCTTTCAGTGGCTTGGGTGTTCATGGATTCTGTCATCCAACGATTTGTGTTGTCTAATAAGACAGCAGTTGTTAATTGAGTATTAGCAGAAATTTGTTTGCCATCGAAGTTTTTGGCAACGTAGGCTTCTGCGACCTTTAATTGACGACTATAAGTCTCAAGTAAATTTTGTCTCATTTTATTCTCCTATAATAATTTGACAGTAAGTTGTCAGCTATTTCAATCCGGCTAAGATTAGCAAGTCATCGTCAATTTCGTAGCCATTGTCTGGATCAATAATTTTCTTTTCAGTTTTACTGACTGACTCATTGACTCTTACTCTTGGATTACCACCAACCAAACCGAATTGTGGGCGACCTTCATTAATAAGGTCTTTGCAAACTTTGTCGATATCGTCTAGCGAATAACTTTCGGCAAGTTTGCTAGTAATATCTAATGATCTAACTCCGAGCATATTTGCTTTATTAGCAATATATCTTTCAACAACAGCATCATATTTAGCTTTATAAGACTTCGCAAGATTTGTTCTGTCTTGAGCTTTCTTTTTGCTGGCTGCAAGTTCTTCAGTTAATGATTTTTCTGTTTCTTCAGCTTCAGCTTGAACCTTAGCTAATTTTTCAGATAATTCTTTAACTTTTGCTTTTTCAGCATTTGCGCTCTCAGTTAGACTGGTGTGGTTTTCAACTTTTGATTTTAAATCTTTGATTTCAATATCTTTAAGATTTAATTGCTCGTTGAGAGCTTTGTTCTCTTTTTCAAGAGTAGTTGATTTAGATGCAAGTTCACTAACTCTCATGAAGCCGCTCTTATATTTTTCGAGCTCCTCTTTTAATCCATTGACCTCGGCATCGCTAACTGTTTTTTGGTTCTTGAGGTCTTTAACTTCACATTCGAGCAAGTCTTTTTGACGAACTGCTTCTTTTAAGCTTTCGATCACTTCTTCGTCTCCGGCATCACCGGCTTCTTCAGCAGGAACTTCTGGCTCTTCAGCGGCAGGTTCTTCAATAACTGCTTCTTCATCATTTATAGTATTCTCTTC